GATAACTTAGCTAACTCTGATGGTGCATTAGTTGTACTATCAGGTGCAGATGCACCAGGTCAAGGACTTAAATCAAGTAAAAACTTTTTAGAGAATGGTAAGTGGGATGTAGTTGATGATATAGATTTAACTGAAGGTTTATATCAAGGAAACATACCACATATAGTTATAAATCCTAACAAAGTATATACACCTGATGAGATTAGAGATATACAAACATTTATTAAAACAAACAAGATACAGGATTTAGGTGTTGTAGGTTCTAGTGGTTTGACTACAGATGAATCTGTAAAACTAAAAACTTTGTTAGATAATATTATATTCCAAACAGAATCAACAGATAATCTTAGGAATACTATAGGTGGTTTAGCTAGAACACTTGATGAATATCTTACACAAACAGATGACCTAGGAGAACTAGCCATATCTGAAGGAGAGATAAGAACTTTACTTGATGAGTTAGTTGATGAACTTAAGAATACAAATATATTACAAAAAATAGAAGAAGGTAGAGTAAGCAAAGCTAGACCTACTGCTCATCTTATATCTGAGTATTACAATGATGGTTTTATTCCTATGCCTGATGCTAGATTATTTTTACGAGTATTCAGACCTATGAGGGAACTAGGTCTAAGACTTAGAGGTAAAGGTTCATTACCACAAGAAGACTTCGATAAGTTGTTAGCTAAACCTGTAACAGAATTAGCAAACCTTGCATTGAAAGAAGATAAAACTCTTATGGAAAATGTAAAGGTATGGGTTAAAGGTGCTAGAACAAAAATTAAAATGAATGTAGATGAAGATGGTATAAATCAAATATCAGAAGGTTTATTAACAGGATTAGCAGATGGATATATGCAAAGACTATGGAAACCATCTGTGCTACTAAGACCTGCTTGGGTACTTAGAGTTGTAGGTGAAGAACAACTTCGTATGTGGGCTGCAGATTTAGACAATGTATTTGCACATCCTATTTCTGCATTTGCATGGGTAATAGGCAGGAAGCCACAAAGAACTAGAAACTTTTTACAAGATGAAAGAAAACTTCTTAGAGATGATTACCTAGCAGATACATTTGGATTAGGTAGAGGTGAAACAGATATACTTGATGAGTCACTTGAATTAGCTATGGAACATCAACAAGCCTTATCACAATCTCACGCAGGTATATTATTTGGTTTAGACCCTAGAAGAGCTAGAGGTTTTAAGACAGTAGGTAAAGGTGAAAAAGGTTTTTACAATGCTTGGTCATCTGAGCTACTACAGCTTCATAGTGATGAGTTAGCCTCAAGAATAGCTGATGCAACTGTAGTAGGAACACCAGGTAGTGAAGCA